AAAATATCCCGCAGCTTAAGCTGTGGGACATTTTTTGACTTCTGGCAGAAGTCATTTTTTTGTGGTAATATGAAAGCAGAGAAAGACAAGGTAAAGGAGCTGGAGGTATGGAAAAGGCAGAGGTAATTAAAGCGTTTCATTTGATGTGGGATAATTATCCGGAGTCGGCAATGCTTATTGATAAAAAGCGTAATATTATTGCTGCCAATAAAGTCGCACCCAGTACAGGACGCATAGAGGGCAACAAGTGTGCTTTAGTTGAGCCGTTAGAACAGCACAAGGGCTGCAGGGCAGAAGAAGCGTGGAAGAATGGTGAAGCCAGTTATCGTAAAAAAGTCGGTAAATTAGGTGACGTAGTTTCTTTTTGGATCCCTGTCGATGGTTATCCTGATTATTTGGTGCATTTTTCTGTCGGTTCGATTCAAAAATATGAATATAACGTTTGAAAATAAACCCTGCTGTAATTTGCAGCAGGGTTTTATATGACCAGAATAAACGAAGTATTATATTTCGTTCTTTATGATTTATGCAAAATAAAAAAGACGCAGAACAAGTCTGCATCTGTCTTTTCCATTGGTACGCCCGAGTGGAATCGAACCACCGCACACGGCTCCGGAGGGCTTATTGCAAACTTGAAAACCATTGGTATAACTAGCTTTGTTGATTTGCGGTCGCAGTTTTGGTCGCACTCTTTGTTTTTTTCTTCTGAAAAAGGTCTATTATATGTCTGTTAAATCCTGGCATTGCATGTCCATACATTTTAAGTGTTGTGTTTGCATCAGCGTGTCCAAGACACCTTGATACTTCTAAGATGGGTATATCTTTGGTGAGTGCTGCTGTTGCAAATGTATGCCTGAATGTGTGGATATTTTTATTTACTCCGGCCAACTCACATATCTTTACCCAAGCACGTCGGATATTTCCATAGTTAAGGGCTTTGCCGCTTTCGGTACAAAATACGAAGCCGTTTATATAAGTGATTTTACCACTTGTCTGCATAGCTTTTAGTCTTTCTATGCATGCATCATAGACAATCGGAATATAACGTATACCGGCTTTTGTTTTAGGATCATGGAATACTTGACCAGTACCACTGTCTTTTGCGCGTTGTATACAAATTTCTCTTTTATCAAAATCAATATCTTCCCATTTTATTGCAAGAAGTTCACCTATCCTGCAGCCAAGTACAAGGAGCAAATAAAATAATGTGTAGTATTTTTTATAGTATTTATTGGTCCGTAGTACACGGAAGATGCGAAGCAGTTCACTAAAAGAAAATACTGACATTTCTTTATATTTGATTTTCACCGGTTCAACAGCTTGCATTGGATTATATTGTACCATTCTCAGAGCCACAGCTTTCTTGTAAGCGGCGAAAAGTAACTTATGTATCTTACTTATTGAAGAGGTACTTAAAACACCGTCATAGCTATTATACAGCTTTTGTATTTCTTTGCCGCTGAGTTGGTCGATTGGTATATGCGCAATAGGAGCAAGCTTATTAGCACTTTGTTTTTGCCTTGCAAAACTGTTGCTGCGCAGGTGTGGTTTTTGATATGTTTCTAAAAATTCTATTACCCATTCTCCAATGGTAATAGAAGAGGATGTAAGATTTCCTTTATCACGTTCTGCCCGTATTTCTTTCTTAAATTCTTTGGCTTCTTTTTCGGTGGCAAAGCGTTTACGGTGACGTTTACCGTCGTTGTCACAATAGTCGTAACAATATTTTTTTCGTGCTTTGTCGTACCATATTGTTCCGTCGCCGTACATTGCTTCACGTCCTTTTTTATTATATTTTTAGGGATGTTTTTACAAACTTATAAGGTAAGACTGTATATCAGACAGCTCACGTTGAATGTAGCGCAAGTCGTCAGATACATCATCTATACCAGATTGAATAAGCCAAAGGCTATCAATTTCTTGTGATATTAAATTTATTTGATACGCTTGGAAACAAAGCATACATATGATAATTAATAACAAAATGTTAGTAAGATTAATAGTGTTAATTTTAAATTTATTATCCATAATTTAGTGCCTCTATACTTATAGTTTTTATTAAATTCATTTATGACGTTGAGCTTCAAGTTCATCAACAAAACAATAGTTATCAAAGTCATTATTTATAATATGCTCCTGCTCATGCAGAAGAGTTTTTCTGTTTGCTTCATAGGTAAGACGTGCATTCAAGACACATATTTTTTCTCCATCCGCATTTGTAACGCAATATCCACCTATTTTGCAAGGAAGGTCTGCAAGAACCACCCTTGATATCATGGTTATCACTCCTGTTACTCTTCGTATTCTTCTTTCTTTTTCATTCTTGAAATGAGTTCTGCAGCTACTTTTAAATCTTCCGGAGATACATTTTTGGCCGCATCAAATAATATACGCATACCTGGATTTTCATAAAGTTCTTGGGCCATCTTTGCTGCCTCAGGATCAATGTAATAACCCTGTTTTTCGGTAAGGCCATTATCTTCAATGAGATTACTTTTTTTTAATCCAAAATGATCTGCTATTTTTTGAATGGCACCCATTCGCGGTTCTTTTGCACCACTTTCCCATGTAGAAACAGCCTTATCCGTAACTCCCGCGATAAGGGCCAAATCTTTTTGAGATAGTTTATATTTTTCTCTTAGTAATTTTATGTTCTCTTTTATTCCCAATGATTTCACCTCTTTTTATATAATACACTGAAAGTAGAAGAAAATCAATGATGATATGGGAAAAATCTACTTTTAGCGGTTGACAATCTACTGAAAGTAGATTAGAATATTATCAGAGGCAACACATAGGAGGCGATAAAATGGAAGATATTTCGTTAAAACAAGCCAGGTTACTTAGAGAAAAGACACAAGATTATATGGCGGAACTTCTAGGAATCCATGTTCAAACGTATCGTAAACTTGAACAAAACCCAGATAATGTTACCGTTGGTCAAGCAAAGGTTATTTCGAAAAACTTAGGCTTTCCGTATGATACTATTTTTTTTAACAAGTAGCTCTACTTAAAGTAGAAGGGAATGGATGAAATTGAAAGAAAGGAGGATCAGGAAGATGGAGCTTGTGACGTGTGACGAGTATGCGAAAAGCAGAGGCTTATCGTTGGTTACCATCCGAAGATATTGCCGTGAAGGAATTGTCCCATACCTTCGGATTGGTAAGGTGTATAGATTAGATCCTCCGTTAGTTGACGAAGCTTTGACACAAGTTATGCGTGAGAATATGGAATATCGATCTAATGGGATAAAGCGAAGTCGTAAGCGAAGAAAAAATTTTGATTTTGAAGCAGCGTTAAAGGCTTTATAGGAGGTTGAATTATGAAAGCATTAATCAAAGTAGCAGGAACAGCAGTAGTGATGAAAGAGAGTATTAAGGAACAGCCTTGTGTATGGTCTTTAACTGCTTTGGCTATAGCAACAGTAGTTAAGCTGATATATGACATAGGTTACGCTATGGGGCAGGTGGCAGGCTTATGATTAGAGATTTTACCGTAGCAACTACTGCAATATTTGTCGGAACATACATTGCTATTATGGCTGCTGTAGTGACTGTAGGGGTGTTGAGATGAATAGGCAAAAGAAAAAGAGCTACCGAAGTTGCAGCTTCGATAGCTCAGGGTGGACATGTAAATTTTACTAGGTTTAGCGTCCACCTTCATTTTAGCAAAAGAATTGGAGGATTGCAAGTATGGATAAATTTGACGATTTAGTATATTCGCTGCGATATGAAGCAGAATCTATTTTAGAGAATCTGAAAGAAATGGATGATCTAGATGGGGATGAAGCCAAAGTCAGCGTGCTTCTAAAGTGGATTCATAACAGCGCAAATACTATCGAAAATAAAATAGAAGACTGGAGGTCTGACCAATGTTGAAGAGTGAACAGATAAATGAACTTGCCGCCGCTTTGGCAAAGGCACAGGGGCAGATTGAAGGGGCAAAGAAAAGCAGCAGTAATCCGTTTTTCAAAAGTAAATATGCAGATCTGGCTGAATGTTGGAACACGTGCAGAGAAGCATTAACTGCAAATGAAATATCAGTTATCCAGATGCCGGAAGAAATCAATGAGAACGGCAGACTGAACATTACAACGATGCTTGCACATTCAAGCGGGCAGTATATATCCAGCACTCTAACAATGACTGTCACTAAATTAGATCCGCAAGCCATTGGCAGCGCAATTACTTACGGCAGAAGATATGCTCTTGCCGCGATGGTTGGTCTGGCGCAGGAAGATGATGACGGAGAAAAAGCAATGGCAAGGCAAGAAAAAAAGGATAAAAAACCTGTAGAAAGTCCGATTAACATTACATCAGTTAGTGAGAATGGAGCGGTAAGGTTTATCAACGGAGTACAGTGTCAAATCCAGGATAAAAACGGTGATTGGCATGATGTTGAGTTTTTGAAAATTGAAGTACTTGAAAAACTCTTAAACGACGATAAATATGTGAATGCCCATGAGGCCATAAGAGCTGCGATAAACGCTAAGGCAGTAGAAGTAAAATGAAAACCACGGTAAAAGACCTTCAGCTGATTCAGACATGGCAGGGGGCAAGTCTTATAGTCCCCCTGTCACCATCAGAGGCAGAAGAGGTCGCAGAACTAAAGAAAAAAGCTGACGAGGGTAAACCTTTGCAGCTCGAATTAAAACTTGTCAGAAAGAATCGTAGCCTCGATGCTAATGCGGCATTATGGTTTCTGCTCAATGAAATGGCAGCTAAACTACGGACAAATAAAGATGCGCTATATCTTGAAATGTTGTCACGTTACGGAGTATTTACTCATATTATTGCAAAGCACAACGCCGCAGAACGATTTAAGTCAGAGTGGCGTGCTGTTAAGGACTTGGGAGAGGTTACTGTCAACGGAAAAACAGGCGTACAACTACAATGCTATTTTGGCAGTAGCACATACAATACGCTTGAGTTTAGTCGATTACTGGACGGCACTATTAACGATGCAAGGGAGATCGGTGTCAATCTTATTTCCGACGCTGACAGGGCGCTTATGCTTGCAGAATGGGGTAAATAAAATGTCTAAGAGTATCATACAGATGGAAAAATATTGTTATCTATCTGGAGCGCAAAATGTACCACTTGAAGAACATCATTGTTTCTTTGGACCGTTGAGAAAAATAAGTGAAAAATATGGTTTTAAAGTTTGGCTTACTCCGGAGTTACATAGGGGAAAGAACAGCCCGCACCAAGAGAGGCAAACAGATTTACTGCTGAAGAGGGTATGCCAACGTAAGTTTGAAGAAACCCATAGCAGAGAAGATTTTATGAAGATCATCGGAAGAAATTATTTAGACGACTGAAAGGATTATCATGAACTACGTTGCACAGATGAATGCGTTTTGGAGCTGGCGGTTACTCAACCAACTTAATAGCCGAGCTGCTGATTTGTATATGGCATTATTGCATTTCAACAATTTAGGCGGCTGGCAAAAAGAGTTTACCGTGTCCAGCACGATGCTGCAATCGGTGTGTGGAATTTCTCGGACTGAATTAAGTAGGCATAGGAATACTCTAATTCAGATGGGGCTGATTTCATACCAGGGCGGCAAAGGTAGTCGATCAGGTTTTTATCAGATATTTGATTTGTGTATCGTATACCGAACACAAACTGATACACAACCTGTAACACAACTTGTAACACAAACTGATACACAACCTGTAACACAATCTCGCGCGGAGAAGAAAGTATATATAAATAATATTATTAATAATAAACAAAACGAAAAGAAACAAGAAGCGCCTGACTGTGAGCGGGAAGAATATTTTGCCCGATTCTGGGAAGCATACCCGGTGAAGGTGAAAAAGCCTGTAGCTAAAATCGAGTGGAACAAGCTGGTTGATCCATGTGTGGAGCTGTATGAAAAAATCATAGCTGCTGTTGAGCAGTATAAGCAAACAAGCCGTTGGAAAGAAAACAACGGGGCTTATATTCCATACCCTGAAACCTTCTTGCAGGATAGGCGTTGGGAAGATGAGATACGTGTTACAGAGCAGAAAAAAGAATGGGCATGGTGAGGTGATTTGAATGCTTGATATCGGCGATATAGAGGCTGCGTTTGTGGTATGGCGAGCAGCTGGCTTAACTCCACCACCGATGAATGATGTGCAGCGGGAAAACTTTATGGCTAAAACGCTGGAGCAATACAAGTATACACAGGTCAAAGATTGGGCAGAAGCTGTTGAGTGGGTGGCTAATAACAATACGCGCTGGGCAACGTGGTTCGACATCAATACAGCGTTGTCGATAGTCCGGCAGAATAAAATTCGCGAAGAAAAGAAAGCTATTGAGCGTAATTCTAAAGCGGCGAATGAGTTTGTGAAGAAGCTATTTGCTGACCTTGATGCCGGTAAAACATTTGGTGAGATACGGCCGCCAATAAGCGATAAGGTTAGAGCTGCAGCAAAGAGGATTTTTCCTGATGCCGATGATAGCTTTATAAAGCGTAATTACAACGATATCAGCTTTATCGCAGATGTTGAACGAAAATGCGCTGAATGTATTAACACTGTTGATTGCCCATACAGCGGACATCAACCGTTTTTGAGAGTAGACAAAGAAAGCGGATTTACTTATGTGGTAGCTGATCGTGAACGGTGTTATAAATATCATCCGTTAGTGCCTGATGTAGTACCAAAACGGTCAGCACGTCGTCAAGGTGATTTAGCTAAAGTTTAAAGGAGCGGTAACTATGAAAAAGTATGAGTTGACAGCAGAGTTTATAGAAAAATGGGGCAAGAAATTATTTAGGATTAAGGCTTTAATTAGCTTTGGAAGTGTTGAAGCTGGTGAATTTGGTGGATATGTGGAAAAAGAAGATAACTTAGCGCAAGAAGGCGACGCTTGGGTGTACGGCGACGCTTGGGTGTACGGCGACGCTAGGGTGTACGGCGACGCTTGGGTGTGCGGCAACGCTGAGGTGTGCGGCAACGCTGACTATTTATTGATCGGTCGCATTGGTAGTAGATTTAGTTTTACGACATTTTTCAAAAATAAAGACAAAGGTATAACAGTGTCTTGTGGTTGTTTCTTAGGGACTATTGCCGAATTTAGAGCTAAGGTTACCGATACACATGGAAATAATAAGCACGCAAAAATGTATAACCTTGCTGCAGATATGGCAGAACTACAGATTTTAGGCGAAGAACATTTTGACAATCTGAACACTAATAAGTCAGAACCATTTTGAGGTGAGATCATGAATTGCGATATATGCCATAAGGACACGATGTCGGGTAGCCATATAACCAGAGGACATAGATTTGAGGTGCGTATTTGTCCGAACTGCTTGACGTGGTCGGATGACCAACGAGCCTTAATAGCACGGGAAATAGTCAGTAAATTCAAGCATTTACGAGAAAAGGAAGATATTAGCATAAGCAATGAATAGGGCGGGGAAATTTATGAATAAAATCATATGCGGCGATGCACTTGACGTGTTTGGAGGGAACTATGAAGCTAATGAGTTTGTTTGATGGCAGTGGAGGATTTCCTTTAGCAGCAAGCTTGTGCGGAATAGATCCTGTTTATGCATCCGAAGTTGAGCCATATCCAATAGCTGTTACTAAAAGTCGTTTCCCGAGCATGAAACATTTAGGCGATGTAAGCGTGATCAATGGAGCAGATATAGTGCCGGTAGATATCATAACGTTTGGAAGCCCCTGTCAAGATATGTCTGTAGCAGGAAAACGAGCAGGATTGAAACATACAGCCGCTGGCGACGACGAAACAACTCGAAGTGGTCTGTTTCTTGAAGCAATACGAATCATAAAAGAAATGAGGTTGGCAACTAATGGAATTTATCCAAGATTCGCTGTTTGGGAAAATGTACCAGGAGCATTTAGCAGTAATAGGGGAGAAGATTTCCGACTTGTGCTTGAAGAATTTATTAGAATCTCGGAACCGAACGCCGTTATGCCTGCGGTTCCGCAAGCTGGCTGGGCTTATGCCGACTGTATCAACGGAGACGGATGGAGCGTTGCGTACAGAACTTTTGACGCTCAATACTGGGGAGTGCCCCAGCGTCGCCGTAGAATCTACCTTGTCGCAGATTTTAGAGGCGGACGTGCCGGAGAAATACTATTTAAGCGCGAGGGCTTGCGAGGGCATACTGCGCAGAGCGGAACGCAGGGGCAAGAAACTGCCAGATGTGCTAAAAACAGCGTTGGAACAGCAATCGGCGGAGTAGATAGGTATAATCAATCGTTTTTGTCGGGACTTGCACAAACTTTGCGGGCTTCTGGCGGCGGAGATTGTACACCGACAGTGTTAGCACCAGTAGCCGTATATTGCCATCAAGGAAACGGCATTGGAGCAGATGATAGCAAGGGAAATGCCCCTTACGCTTTAAAAATCAAAAACATTGTCATTGACAACATTGGTGGCAACGCTGAAATGGCAAAAGAAAGTGAGGTTGCGCCCTGTTTAAAAGCGACACATTACAAAAACCCACCAAGTATTGTTGTAGCTTTTGAACCCGGTATAGCGTCACGTGTAGGCGGCCACATTTACGAAAATGTGGCAGGAACATTGCGAGCAAATGCTGGAGATAACAGGCTTGCAATAGTGCAACCGATTAGTGATGGTGGTTGTTCAACATTATTTGAAAATCACGGACAGGATTGCAGATATAAAGGGCCGCTAAAGGTTGCACAACCAGTAACAGCAACTTATGGTATGGGTGGAAACAACACACCATTCGTAGTTAGCGTTATAGAAACAAGTGAAACAGTTCATTGCTACGATATAGGCGAAGCAAGATTACGAACACCTAGCGAATATATCGAAAAAAGCCCTACTTTAAGGGCCGAAGCGCACGGAAATGTGCCTTGCGTTATTAATAAAAAAACTCTTGTTTACGATGCCAGAGGAAACGGTGACGGGGAAACTGTACCGACTATAACAGGAGATCATAACAACCGTGTTACAGATTACACGGCGTTATGTTGCGAGACAATCCCAATACACGACCAAGCTACTAGATTTAGTGGCAAGCGTGGACAAAAACAAGACGGAAAAGGGAACGGGCTCGGAGTTGGGCAGACTGGTGACCCAATGAATACTCTCACAGCAGCAGATAGACACGCTGTATGCTATACAATGCAAGAACCGATAGCAGCCGCTATTGGCTGCCGTAACCTGCGTGAGACGGGCAATATATACGGCACATTACAAGCCAAGCCCAACGGTGGGCAGAGCCTTAACTACTCCGGAGCTGTACGTGTTAACTACATTGTACGCCGATTAACACCGACAGAGTGCGCACGGCTACAAGGCTTCCCGGATAAATGGGGACACCCGGACAAGAAAGAAGATTTTACAGAGGAAGAATATAAATTTTGGCTTGAAGTAAGAAACACCTATGCCAAAATCAACGGTAAATCTGAAAAAGAATACACTAAAGCCCAAATGCTAACATGGTATAGCAAACTGCATACAGACAGTGCAGAGTACAAAATGTGGGGAAACGGTATAGCGTTGCCAAACGCGCTATACGTTATGCAGGGGATAGTTACAGAAGTGGATAACCGATAAATTTATTTTAGTTTAAACGGCTGCTCAGCTACTGCCTCGGCACTATATACAAGCAATGTGGCGCAAAAGGGAAGTATACCTGTGGAATGGCCTTACCACAGGGGGCAGCCTTTTAAATATAAGGAGTTGGAAATATTGACTGAGTTACTGATAACGATACCGGGAGAACCGTGTGCACAAGGTAGACCGAGGTTTAGTACAGCAGGCGGTTTTGTTAAAGCATATGATCCGGCAAAAAGCAGGAATTACAAAGCATATGTAAAGCTTATTGCGCAGCAAGAAATAAAAAACCAAGGCTGGAAATACACAGAATTGCCCTTAGCGGTCACGATAACAGCTTACATGAGTGTTCCGACAAGCAAGTCTAAAAAGTTTAAACAGGCGGCTATTTTAGGGGGAGAGCGTCCCGCAAAGAAGCCTGACACCGATAATATATTCAAGTGTATTACAGACGCCCTTAGTGGTATAGCGTACAAAGACGATAAGCAGATAGTAGCTGCTACAGTTAATAAGTGGTATGCAGAAGTACCGAGAGTTGAAGCATTAATAAGAATTATTTAGGACGGTGCTGTTAATGATTAATGTCAAAGTAATGCTAAATTTAATAAAAGATGAGCCGGAAAATGCTTATATACCAATAGTTAAGCCGGAGCTAGTTGCTCTGCTTAAAGAAGTGAAAATGCTGCGGTATAAAAACAGCAAACTTGGAAGCCAAAAGGCGAAGTTGAAAAGAGAAAGGCAGTAAATAATGAAAAAGCCTAAAACCAAATACATAGGCTGGTGCCATGAGTGCAAATACTTGGGTAGTTTTCACTGTGGTATTTGTCAAAGGGAAAATTTAAGCGTAAAAAATTTTGCTCGTCTATGCCTTGGCTTAGATATCATATCTCCTTTTGGTAGACCTTCTGAATTTATGCCTAAGGACAAAAACCGTTGGGTAAGAATGTAGGAGTAAAAAATGAAATACTTAGACTATTGTTATTTATGCATTAATAATAGAAAGGCCAGTGAGTTGAGCGAAAACCCAGAATGTAGTAACTGTATTCAGCTTACTGTTATATCTATGCCAACTAAGTTTAAATCGCGTAGGATTACTTGGGCTGACAGAACGGAGCTAGAAATACATGAAAACAATTAAATTGGCTAACGTAGTAGTACAGATACACGTTAGAGATGAATATTCAGGGCAGAGAGTACTATATTGTCCGTGGGTTAATTGCAAGCATTATAGTAATGGTGAATGCACTTATAAAGATAGTTATGGCTGTAATTGCTGTCGCTTTGTATTAATGAATGGACAAACTTATTGCCAAGGCTATGAGAGGGATGAAGATCATGATAGCAATTAAAGGAATGGATATGCCTGCAAACTGCGGTGAATGCCCATTGACATATCCAGTTGGCTTTTATAGGAATCTACCATTTTCTGTTGATAAGAGCAAAGGCTGCTGTATTCTTGTCTGTGAAATTGAAGATCCAAACATTAGGCTGATAGATTGTCCATTAATTGAAATAAAGGAGCATGAAGAAAAATGACAAAGAAAGAATTGATAGAGCTGATAGAAAAATACCCGGACGACGCAATTATCTCTTGTTTGGGAAGATTTTCAGGAGACTTGTTGATTTTTCGGGCGAATGACGTAATTTTTAACAAATATAAGAATGAAATTTGCATTGTAAGAAATTGAGAAAGGTGAAGAAATATGACTAAATTAAAACCTTGTCCGTTCTGCGGTAGCAAAGCTAAGATGGAAAGAACGCCAATTAATCCTTATTATTATGTGATCTGTACAAATCTAGAATGTGACGCAACTGTTGGGAGATTTCAGCCAACAGAAGAAGAAGCTGTAGCAGTATGGAACAGACGGGACGGTGAATAAAAATGGAAGAAGAACAATGCCCTTGTGATGATTGTGACACTACCTGTGATTACTGGGACAGTAAATTCTGCTGTACATATTGTCGTTGGCAGTATGGAGACATTGAACCTGACTGTGAGAATTGTGACCCGATGGATATTTGAGAGGACGGTGAATAGTAATGGATTATAGCAAAATAAAAGTTGGGGACAAGGTATATGTAAGTACAGAGAAAACGCCATATAAAGTTATGGCACGTAATGAACGGTTTATTATTTGCAATAGGCCTATTTATGGAAAATTAGACAATGATGGGAAACGCAGTTATTGGTACTTTATTTGTGACCTTGAAAGAGGTGTGCGTGGAAAAGACGATTTAATTTTTACTATTTATGATTATCGTACTAAAGAAGGCTGCGAAGAAGCACTGCTGGCGTTGCAGCAGGGGAAAGTGAAAGTTACTTATAGAAATTGTGTACCTCTGGATTTGAAACTAGGACGGTGAATAGATTATGAGATTAATAGATGCAGACGCCCTGCGTCGGCGAAAAGAGTTGCGCTTCAGCTTAATGGCAGCAATCACTACTATTCAATTTTTAATAGACGAAGCCCCTACAGTAGAAGAACGCAAGCAAGGGCATTGGCTTACTAAAAAAGCATGGCATGTGGAGTGTTCCGAATGCCATCATGTTTTAGAGTTTATTTGCGACGTTAAAAAATATTGTCCGAACTGCGGCGCAAAAATGGAAGGTGAATAATATGGAATTGATAGATAAAAATGCTTTAGTGGAATATTTAGAGAGAATGGGAAATGAAATATATGCAGGCAATGACGAATATTTTATAGGACAGAAAGCGGGTTTGATGAAAGTCGTTGGCGTTATAATGACCTTTCCTACTGTAGAGGAACGTAAGCACGGACGTTGGATTGAACACCCTGAACACCCAATCGGTGATTGTAGCGTATGTGGTGAGCGTGTACCGATCTACAGCGGCAGTAAAAAATATAAAAGCTGCCCTTACTGCGGGGCTATTATGGACGGTGAAACCGAATGAACATACTAAAGTTAGGATGATTAAGGAGTGAAGACATGAATTATCCTGATCTAATAAAATGGATATTTGAATTTGTATATGAACATTGGATATTAACGTTTTTGTTTATATTAGTTTTAAGAAGGTTTAGTATTTTTACAATAAATCTATCGAACTTTATAAAGAAAAGCTAGAAGGAGACTGATATGCTAATAGAACTGTTACGAAAGCATACAGAGTGGTATTTTTTGAATAGGAAATATATTCAGAAAGCTGTTGATGATGAAAGAGAGCAGCGTACTGCAAAGAAAGGGCATACTGGGGGTGGAGGTCATGCTTTTATAAGTAATCCAACAGAAACATCTGCACTAAAGAATATTGAACCGATCAAGATGATTTCGTGGGGACAAGGCCCTTATCAAACTATAGTAATAAATCCTGAAGCATGGCTTGAAGTAATAGCTGAGACATATAAGGTTCATGAGAAACAAGCAGCAGGAGATGCTATGTTCCAGCGTTATGAATATAATAAGTCGCCAGGAGTAATTGCTGGACTAAAAGGTATGAATAGAGATACTTACTACGAGCTTCGCAACGAGTTTTTAAACGATGCTGTCATTTTAGCACTCGAAAAAAAAATATTGAGAATTAAAAATGTATCCGACAAATTACCTGTTCTGATGAGTTAAAATAGTATTATAAGTAAGTAGGCTTACAACAAGCTTGGTGAAACGTTCAAGCTTAGCGCTTGGACACTGCCCTGCCGTTGGGGTAATACAGCGGCTTATTTATTGGAGTATGATTAAATGCTAGTAAAAGAACTAATAGAAAAGCTCAAGGAAATGCCTCAAGATGCACTAGTGATGTATGATTATGATTGTGAACTTGTTCCTGTAGATAAAGTGGAAACGTATCCATTTGAAGGAACTATAGCTGTGGAACTGTCTACAGATTGGAGTAAGAATAACGTTAGTCTACATGAATAATTCGGCGTTAAAAAGTCGATAAAATACGGTAATATATATCAAAATTTAGCATAAAACTTAATATAAAGGCACTTAACTTAGGTTAGGTGTTTTTTTATTTGCAAAGGTGGTGAGGAGATGACAAAAGAAAGAACATTAACAGAGAAAGAAGAAAGATTTTGTCTTTCTTTTGCCAAAACAGCGAATGCAACTGCAGCAGCTATAGAAGCTGGATATAGCAAGAATTCTGCAGGAGTAACAGCATCAAGAAAGCTAAGAAAGGCTAATATTAAAGCTCGACTAAAAGAACTTGCAGCAAGGAAAGGCAAGGAAAACATAATGGATATAAATCAGCGACAGGAATTACTAACAAAGATCGCCACAGAAGAACCTGATCCAAATGCAAGGATAAGGGCAATAGATACTTTAAATAAAATGGATGGTCTATACATACAAAAGCATGAGGTCGAAATAAAGAAAAGCCTTGCGGCAATTATTGAGGAAATAGATGATGCTTAGTCAACAAGACGCCGAATTTTTGAAAAAGAAAATCCCACAATGGCGAAAAGATCCTGCTCGTTTTGTAAAAGAAGTATGGAGAGTTGAGCCAACAGATCAACAAAAGGAATTTCTGCAGGCAATAGCTAAGCCGGGAGCTAAGGTTAGTGTTAAGTCTGGACATGGTACAGGAAAGACTACTTGTTTTGCTTGGATTATTCCTTGGTTTTTAACGTGCTTCGCAAAAGCTAAGATTCCTGTTACAGCTCCCACAAGTGCACAACTTAAAGATGCTTTATGGGCAGAGCTAAAAATGTGGTGGAATGCTATGCCAGTGCAACTGCATGATTTATTTGAATGGACTAATGACCATTTTACTTGTGAGACCGGGAGCTTTGCTATGGCAAGAACAGCAAGCAAGGACAGACCAGAGGCATTGCAAGGCATACACGCTGATAATATTTTGTTTTTGGTAGATGAGGCGTCGGGCGTGTTTGAAGAGGTGTTTGTAACAGCAGGAAGTGCTTTGTCGGCAGAAAATGCAAGAGTAGCAATGGCGAGTAATCCTACAAGAGTAACTGGTTATTTTTACAATAGCCACAATATAAATCGTCACTTTTGGGAAAAACTTACATTTAATGGCGAAGAAAGTCCAAGGGTTTCAAAACAGTATATAGAAAGCATCGCAAATGAATATGGACGAGACAGTGATGTATATCGAGTTCGTGTTCTTGGTGAATTTCCTAATGCAAGTGATTTACAATTTATTAGCTTAAAAATTGTTGAAGAAGCTAAGAACAGAAATATTAGGAAAGAACAGTTTAACTTTGCGCCTACTATTATTGGGTGCGATCCAGCATGGACTGGACCTGATGAGTTGGTAGTTTACTTGAGGCAAGGCCTCTATAGTAAACGATTATATACTTGTTTAAAGAATGATAACGATATTGTTACAGCAGGTATTATTGCTAGATTTGAGGACGAATATAATGCTGATGCTGTATTCATAGACCAAGGATATGGAACAGGTATATGGAGTGCGGGCGAAACAATGGGCAGATCTTGGAATCTTATTGCATTTGGTGGAAAATCTTCTGATTTGGGTTATGCTAATAAACGGGCTGAGATGTGGGGAAATATGAAAGAGTGGTTAATTAATGGTGGTGTAATTGAGGATGATGAAATTTTAACTAATGATTTGATAGGCCCTGAAGCTGGTGTTAATTTAAAAGGACAAATACAGCTTGAATCTAAGGATGATATGAAGAAAAGAGGTCAACCATCTCCTAATAGAGCGGATGCATTGGCCTTAACTTTTGCCTACCCTGTAATTAAAAAAGAATGTTATTTGGGGAATAATAGGCAGCAGTCGTATGATCCGTTTGCCGGTATGTGAAGGGAGGTGAGACTATGCATAAGATTATGATGCAGTTACACGGTGGCGGCGGTGGAGGTGGCAGTGTTGAGCCTATAAAACAAAGCGCACCTGGCAGTACAGCAGCGGCCACTATTGATAGTGCGACAGAGGGAGAGAGACAAAGCCTGCTTCAAAAACTATCTAAAGCTCGTGGCAGAAGCTATACCAATAAGACTGGCGGGCAGCTTACTTCTGATAGTGTCAAGAAAATGTTGTTGGGAGAATGATTATGGATATCAAAGATATGCTGCGTGACAGCAATAAATTAACACGAAAACAACATACTATCTCCCAGCTTTATACATTGCGCAGCCAATATGAGCCAACGTGGAGGATGCTAAGCCGCTATATAAATCCGACAAGGGGCAGGTTTGAAGAAGATATCCAAAGCACAGAAGGGCATAGACGTGACGAATACCTTATAGACCCACATCCCCAAAAAGCAGTTGGTAAATGTGCAGCTGGTATCCACAGTGGGTTGACATCGCCGTCAAGGCCTTGGTTTGAGCTTGGTCTGCAAGATGAAGAAAAAGCTAATTACCACGCTGTAAGGATGTGGTTAGATGATTGCCAGGAGATTATGAGCAGCATTTATTCTAAGAGCAATGCTTATAATATGCTGCAGCAGATTGAGGCTGAAATGGCTCAATTTGGTACAGGAGCTTCTTTGATGCTGGAAGACTACAATTATGGCATATGGATGAGGCCGTACACCTGCGGTGAATATGCTGGCGGTGTAGATGCAAGGGGAAGAGTTTATACGTTCGCTAGACGCTTCAGATTAAGCGCAGACCAAATCGTTAAAGAATATGGTATTGATAACGTATCGGAAAGCGTGAAATCTGCTTATAATGACGGAAATATCACAACATACTTTGATATTGAAATGCTTATAGAGCGTAATGATGATTATGATCCTAACAAATTGGCTTTAGGCAATTTCCCCTGGCGCTCATATCACTATGAAAAAGGTGCTAATGACAAATTCCTGAAGATATCAGGTTTTAGGGAATGCCCGTTCCTCATGCCACGCTGGACCTTGATTGCAAATGGTGTATATGGCTCTGGACCTGGACATAATGCTTTGGGCGATTGTATGCAGCTGCAGAAGATTGAGAAGAATAAACTTAGGGCTATTGATAATGCTGCAGATCCGGCGATGGCATTTCCTGCTTCAATGAAGAAGCTTGACAGAATGCCAGGAGGACTAAATTTTTATCCTGATGGAACTGTACAGCAGGCTTATCCGCTTGTAGACCCAAGAGCAAAGGCCTATGAAGGCATAGGAGCATTGTCTCTGGAGAAACGGCAGTCGATATCTGAAACGTTCTATAATGATTTGTTTATGATGATTACATCTCAGGACGGACCTCAAATGACTGCGCGTGAGATTGCAGAGCGGCATGAAGAAAAGCTCCTGATGTTGTCCCCGGTACTTGAGCAAATGCACAATGAGGTTTTAGAACCTATGACGCTCCGCACTTTTGATATTTGTTTGAGACATGGGTTGTTTCCGCCTATGCCGGAGGAAATTGACAAAAGCGAATTAAAAGTATCCTTTATTTCTATCTTGGCCCAAGCCCAGAAAATGGTTGAAATACCTGCTATTGAGCGTACGGTTGGCTTTGTTGGTAATCTTGCTGCTGCTCAGCCTGAAGTGCTTGATATCATCAATCTTGATGAAGCTGTACGAGGTTTCGCAGAATCTACTGGCGTCAAAGAAAAGATAGTGCGTGATGAAAACGAAGTAGCTGAACTTCGTAAACAACGTGCTCAAGCACAGCAGGAACAAATGCAAGCTGAACAGATGGCTGCTGCTGCGCCTGCTGTTAGAGATTATGCTGATGCGGCCAGGTTGATGAGTGAAACACCTGCTAATGGTGGTAATGCATTAGATCAATTGCTGGGAGGCGGGATTTAATGAAAAACAAAAAAATGAATATGCTTGCACAACAAGCGCTGGACGACTTGGACGTTATTATGCGGACCGAGAACGGACGGCGTTTTATTTATGCCATTTTGGAAAGCACAGAGGTCGAAACAGCGGTTTTTTCATCTGAGCCATACTTCAATGCCTTCTTATCAGGTAAACGTGCTGTAGGCGTTGATTTGTTAAAGAATATCCGGATGCTGAACGATGGGCATTCTTTAGAGATGCTGATGCGTAATGAAGCAGAGAGCGCTAGACACCCTCCTGATTTAGAAGATGATGACCTTTTTAAAGTAGATAACGACATAGCGGAGGTAAGACATGAATAAGTTTACACAAATGTTTTTTGAAGCAGATGGTGCTGGTGGAGGCGGTGAACCTGCTCCTTCCGGTGAGCCGTTTGTAACAGAACCTGCTCCTGAAGGTGAGCCGAGTGGAGAGCCAACGCCTGCAGGTGACGGTGATCCTGTAACTACACCTAAAAATGTATTTGATGATCCTGTGCAAGAGCCTGTTGTTCCTGACAAATATGAGTTCAACCTACAGGAAGGGCTGGAACTTTCTCCTGAATTGGAAGCTGATTTTACAGCGATTGCTAAAGACGCAAAGCTTACTCAGGAGCAGGCTACTAAGCTGATTGATTTGCATAGCAAAGTAGTTTTAGACGTTATGCATAAGCAGGAGGAAATTGTAGACGGTTGGACTGCTGAATGCCAAAAGCAGGGGCTTATTTCTCGTGAGAATATTGCTGCTGCTAAATTAGCTGTTAATACTTTTGGCGGTGGTGAGGCTATGCAGGTACTTGTAAATACAGGTGTAGCCAATCATCCGGCAATACAAAAAATGCTGCAAAACATTGGAGGCTTGCTTATGGAAGACCAACCGCCTGATGGGCAAGCACCTAAATCTAAGGAACTGGGCGACGCCGAGCTGTTTTTCCCCGGCGGCGGGTTCAAATAAAAATATTAAGGAGTGGTAAATAATGCCAGATTTGACAGGTTTCGCAACCCTTCAAGACTTTGCATCTCGTCAAGGGTTCGACAAAAAGTATCAAAGAATTATTGAACTGCAAAGCAAAACAAATAAGATTTTAAAAATTATGCCGTTTAAAATGTGTAACTCTAAGGACTATGAGGAAGCTACATTGCGTTATTCTCTGCCGGAAGTAGCGTGGAGAATGATTAACCGCGGGACTAAGCCGAGCAAGTCTAAAACTAAGCAAGTATCTTTTACTTGCGGCGAGATGGAAGCGCTGGCTGAAATCGACGAAAAACTTGCACGAAAGAACAATATGCAGGCTTCTTGGATGATGAGCGAGAATGCTGCCTTTCTTGAAGCAATGAACCAAGAAATGGCGACTACGCTTTTCTATGGCGATGAGAAAATCAATCCTGCAGGATTCACTGGTTTAGGCGCTTATTTTTACAGTAAGACTAATCAGGAGGATATTTGGGCAGACCAAATCATTGATTGTGGTGGCAAGGGTGATAACCTGACTTCTGTATGGTTTGTAGGCTTTGGAGAGCAGCAGGTATACGGCTTGTTCCCAGAAGGCGACACCGCAGGCTTTACTCATGAATATTTGGGTAAACAAAAAGTAACAAATGATAAAGGTGAGGTATTCTTTGCTCATACCAATAAATATAATTGGTCCATGGGCCTTGCGGTTAAAGATCCTCGTTATGTTGTGCGTTTGGCCAATGTTGATTTAAAAGATCCTGCTACTACTACAATCTTCGACAAATTGATCGAGGGTTATTATCAGATTGAAAATCCTGATAATGTCAATTTGCAGATCTTCTGCAATAAGCAGTTTGAGGCTTTTATGGCTAAGGCTGCACGTAATGACAAAAATACTATGCTGTCTATTGATACAGTTGAAGGAAAACCTGTTGTTAATTTCTGGGGCGTTCCGTTCCAGCGTTGCGCAGCTATTCTGAATACTGAATCTCAGCTTGTTTAAAAAGGAGGAATATAAAATGGCACGTATTGATGCTCAATTATTGCTGTCTGAGAATCAGGCCGTTACCGGCGCAAGCGCAAACAGTAATGTTATTGATTTAGGAAGTACAGGCGGGTTTATGCATCCGCTGTACTTTGACGTAAAACTGACCACACCAATGACTTCCGGCAAGATTACTAAGGTTAAAGTACAATCTGCTGCAACTGAGGGGTTTGATAGTCCTGCTGATGAGGTTGAGGTAAGTGTACCTGATTCTCTGATTCAAACAAGGGCTTGTACTGTGGCACAATTCTTTTCTCCAATCAAATATGGTAATCGTTATATTAGATTGGTTTACACCGCTAGTGAGGCTGTGGGCGGCAAGGTCTTTGCTTATATGACTGACGGCATCCAGGTAACTTTATAATGGCTACTTACAAAGTAAAGCGTAATTGTTTTACTTTGGGTCGTATGTATAGGCGTGATGATATTGTAACGCTTGCAGATAATATTAAGGTTCCTGAACATTTTGTGAAACTTAATAGACCAGCAGCAGTATCTTCCGGCAATGACGATCCGCGTTATCTCCAATATGAAGCAATGAACTTTAATGATTTAAAAGAATTGGCCAAAGAACAGGGAATAAAAACAAGTCAGAAATCCAGGGAAGCTATTATTAATGAATTAGTGGCACTGGCGCAAGATTAAATCAGCCGGGGGCATATGTCCCCGGCTTTCTTTATAACAGAGGTGAAATTATGGATAAGGTTGAGATTTGTAATATTGCACTTAATCATATAGGCGTAGCTACAATAGAACGACTTGACGAAGCCAGCGAGCCGGCACGAGTATGCCGTCGCTGCTATGACTATGTTAGACAGGCCGTGTTAAGGAAATTCCCCTGGACATTTGCTACAAGAAGTGTACAGTTAGCTACTCTTCAAGATGTGCCTCCTAACTGGAAGTATGCATATCGTTATCCTGCTGATGCAGTATGCCTGAGAATGATGTATAATGAACATTTTTGTGGCTTGCCGAGGGATAACCAATATAAAATCGTTTCGGATAAACAGGGGAAAGCTATTTATACTAATATCGGCAATGCCTGGATTGAATATACTGTAGATGTTACTGACGCAGATTTATATGATGCTCAATTTGTAGAGGCATTTGGATGGAAGCTCGCTGCAGAAATTGCTTATGCGTTGACTGGCAAACTGGATTTAACGCAGATGTGTATCCAGGCTTATAACGCTTATTTTGCAGAAGCCAGTTCTACTGACGCTGATGAAGAACATTTGCTGGATCCGCACATTGACAGATTAGCGGCAGCAAGATTTACGGGGGCATAATTATGGCACTCTATCAATTAAAATCAAGTTTTACCGGCGGTGAATTGTCACCGTCTATGTATGGACGTACTGATATTGCTAAATATGACAGCGGGGCTGCTGTTTTAAGAAATTTTTTCGTTCTGCGTTATGGTGGCGCTGCTAATAGACCAGGCTTTAAGTTCATAGCGCAGACTTATAATAATAAAAAGGCTGTGCTAATACCATTTATGTACAGCACAGATCAAAATTATATTGTTGAAATTACTGCTGGCAGATGCCAGTTTTATACAGATGGTGGTATTGTTGTTAAAGAAGATGGCACACCATATAGCATAGAAAACTTTTTTGCTGATAAAGATTTAGAAGATGCTGCAAAAATAAAATATACACAGAGTGCTGACGTGCTTTTCATTGTTCATCCGGCACATGCGCCGATGACACTTACAAGATATGGCAATTTAGATTGGCGCTTTGAGGCAATGGATATTACAGGCGGACCGTTTGATGAAACTAGGTATAATAATAATAGCATCATTACTAAAGTATTAGAATGGAGAAAACCAGGTGCATATAATATAACAATACCGTCTTCGGCGTTGTCAATAAATATTGAAATGGCTGGAGGCGGTGGCGGCGGTGGCGGCGGCATAGAAAGAAAAACTGAACATCTTTCAACCAAATTTAGTGGTGGAACAGGTGGAAGAGGTGCTTTTATAACAAAAGAAATATTAGAAATACCTTCTGAACCAATTTCTTTAATAGTTGGTGCAGGAGGTACAGGTGGACAAGGAAAACAAACTGGAATTGCTGGTAGTGCTGATAATGGTAATAGTGGTGGGACTTCCAGTGCTTTAGGAATCAATGCATTGGGTGGCGGTGGCGGAAAAGGTGCAACTGCTGCTGATGATGGTGGTAATGGCACAAGTTATGGATCCGGTGCTCTTGGTGGCAATGGTGGCTATGGTAATGTTAGTGGTATGAGTGGTAATGATGGTTGGATTAGGCTTTCATACACTTTATCTATTGGCAATAATGCAACAGTAAAAGCTTCGGAGGTGTATGGTGACATAACCCTGACTGCTTCTTCGGCTATTTTTTCCAAGGGTGATGAAGGGAGTCTTTTTTCTCTAACTCACTTTTTAGAAACAGATTACAAAAAAGGGACACCAATTAGTACAGGTGGAGATCTGCAGGTTAGCGTATTGCCGAAATCCAATGTCTATGTAGAAAGTTTTGGTTTTTGGGATGGTAATTTTAGTTTGGAAAAATATGATCCTGTTTCTTTGCAATGGGTAAATGTAAGAACACAGAGTGGGAACAGAAGCCAGAATTATAGCTTGACTGAGGAGAACACGTCTGAAAGTATTGCTAGTTACAGAGTTACTTCTACTGAATTTAATACAGGCGTTTGGAGCGGTGAAAATGAGAAGCAGAGAGGCTATATAACCATTCAAAGCATCGGGGGAGATTATACGGGGCATGTATTGATTACTGAATATGTTAGCCCTACAGTAGTGAAAGGGACTGTAAAAAAACAGTTGGCTTCTACAGATGAAACCCGTGATTTTGCTTTTGCTGCTTGGAATGGTGAAAAAGGGTATCCTTCTGCAACAGGCTTTTATGAAGATCGGTTAGTATTTGCGGGAAGTAAAGGATTTCCGCAGACATTCTGGACAAGTAAAACAGGAGACTATTATAACTTTGGAACAAGCATACCGTCTGCCGATGATGATGGAATTACGGCCACTTTAAACGGTGGACAAATGAATGGCATTAAGGCAATTATAGCTTTTGGTGAAATGCTGCTGTTAACAGCCGGTGGAGAATTTAAAGTAAGTGGCGGCGGCAAAGCTATTACAGGAAGCAATGTTTTAAGTCAACCGCAGGAATATAGGGGTGTGTCAGATGTTAATCCTGTCACTATCGGCAGCAGGATTATTTATGTTCAGCACCAGGGCAATATCATACGTGACCTTGCTTACAGCTATGATGTTGATAAATATACCGGTGATGATTTAAATTTATTGGCTTCACACTTGTTTGAAGGGCATAAAATAATATCTATGACCTATCAGCAGATACCTAACAGTATTGTTTGGTGTGTGCGTGATGATGGTTTGCTGTTAGGGCTTACCTACATAAAGGAACAGGATATCTACGCATGGCACCAGCATACCACGGCAGGCGGGAAGTTTGTTAGTGTATGTAATATTGGAGGAGCAACAGAAGATAAGTTATATGCAGTAATTGAGCGCGGCGGCCAGTATTATGTGGAAATAATGGAAAGCCGTGATAAAAGTACTAATGTAGAGGATCAGTTTTTCGTAGACAGTGGTATAACCTATGAAGGAGAGCCGACCGATGAAATATCAGGTCTTGAGCATTTAGAAGGGTATACTGTGGCTATATTGGCTGATGGAAACGTACTTCCTCGGCAAACTGTAGAAAACGGCAAGGTTCTTCTTGGAAATAAATATAAGAAGGTCCATGTAGGGCTGCCTATAGATGCGGAAATAAAAACACTGCCTATAGATTTTACAGCTCAAGATGGCACATATTTAAGTCGGAAGAAACGAATTGCTACAGTTACATTATTACTTAAAGATAGCCGTGGTGGATTGTTTGGAATGAAGGAGAATGAGTTAAATGAATTTAAATGGCGCAGTAATGAAGACTATGGGGAACCGATTGGTTTACAAACAGGTAAGTTTAAAGTAACGATCAAGTCTGCTACTTATGATGAAACTCAGCAGATAATAATTAAACAGCCTGATCCGCTGCCAATGACTGTATTATCTTTGATTCCGGAAATAGAAGGGTAAGGTGTATTATGGCAAAGTATGAATTTGTAAAGCCAACAATGGCAGATGCTGAGTATATAGCGACTAATCTTAAACCAGATAATTACAGTGAACTATTTTGTGCTACTGGCCCTAATGCTCTTGATGATATTTTAGATGGATTGAAGCACAGTGATGAAATCGGCTGCCTGCATATCAACGGCGTACCCGCTGCTGTATATGGAGTGAGAAAAGCTTCGATAATGAGCGACGAGGGGCGCGTATGGCTGCTTATGACGAAGGAAACGGAGAACCATAAGGTATTTGTCGGAAGGCAGACTAAAAAGGCTGTAAGAGGGCTTTTAAAGAGATACGACAGGTTATATAACTGGGTCAATGTTGGAAATGATAATATAATGCGTTGGCTTAAATGGCTTGGCGCAGAAATACATGAACCAGCGCCACATGGAGTTTATAATCTGCCGCATCACTTTTTTGAGTTTAGAAAGGATGATGAATAATGGGCGTAGCGGCAACAATAGGCGCCACTCTTTTGGGTGGCTTTATTTCGGGCAGAGCGCAGCAGCAGCAATATAACGCTGCCGCTCAACAGGCAGAGGTAAATGCTCAGATAGCGAATCAGAACGCAGATAAACTGCAGGAACAGGCTGAAGAACAGTCTAAGTCAAATACTATCAACGAAGAAAACAAACGCCGGCGTATGAACGCTATGTTAAGCCAGCAGAGGGCTAATATAGGTGCTTCCGGTATAACAGCTTCAGGCAGTGCGGCAAACGCTTTAGCTGACAGTGCGTATAATATGGAAACAGAGCTTGCTATCGAACGCTATAACTCAAGGCAAGGCGTTGAGAATATTTTTCAGCAGTCTACTGACCTTGTTAATCAACGTGATATCTATAATCAAAATGCACGCAATTACCGTAAAGCCGGTAAGCGTGCACTTATGAATAATATGCTTATGAGTGGGTTATCCCTTGCAGGTAGTTTATACAGTCCTAAGAGCGCAGGAAAGCAAGGTGCTTCCTCCAGTTCTTCAACTCCTAGTGTAACAACAGGTGCTACATATCAATTCAACAGTAGTGGAACTGGCTATAGACAAGGCAATTACAGTTATTTCCCGATGAAGCCGAAAACTTACTTCTAAAGTGAGTTGATGAAGAGAGCATAGTTAAGTAATACGGACTGTACTTGCATTAGTACGAAATGTATTATATAATAAACGAAAAGAGATAGTCAGTGGTCGCACGCTGGCTCTCCCTCATAATTGTAAAATGTGAAAAGAGATAGTTTAACGTGTGGTAGCGTTAGCTCATCTCGTAACAAGAATGTGATTGAAAACGAGCCCGCGACCTTACGTTGGGCTTATTTTCTTGCTATTTTACGGCAAGAATAATGGTAGCCACGAGAATACCAAACGCTATCATTAGGGATAATGCTTGATATATGCTCATAGGATCACCACCAATCAGTTACGGACTGATAAGCCAACATAGTTAAACTATCTCGGACAACATTATAACACACCTTTAAGCGCTTAACAATTTGTTAAAGCGCTTTTTCTATACCCAAAAGGAGGCTAGAATATGGCAATCGACATTTTCCAAGTAGGTGCGCAGTTAGGAGCGCCGGCAAGTAAAGTATCTAATGTCCGCTATGATAACAGCGGTCAGCAGGCTGTTGCAAGAGAATCATCCCAGACCGGTAGAATTATTCAGGCCGGTGTTGAGCATGTAAGAGAGCAGATCATAAGAACCGACGTTCTGCAGGCTAATAATGAGTATGTAAAACGTACTAACGATCTAAGAATGCAGTTGATGCAGAAAAAAGAAAAAGGCGCTCTTGACATTGTCGGTGAGTATGAAGCTGGTGAAAGAAAGATACGCAGCGAGCTTATGGCTCAAAGTCCTCAAAGCGTAAAGTACGGCAAAGGTGCTATGTTATTTGATTACAGCACCCAGCAAACTGATAATGCTAATCGCAGAGTTTTGGGGCAATACAGAGCGCAGCAGTTTGAAGCCTGGCAGAATACTACTTTTGCTAATTCTATAAATAGTTCTGTTCAAAAGGCTGTTTTATCTCCTAATGACCCTGCAGTTATAGCCGATGTACAAAAAGAAATTGATTACGCCATAAATTCCAGATATGGAACATATGGAAGAGAAAGGCTTGATTTAGAGTATAGAAAATGGACTGGAGTATTAGGTCAGGCGTTGATAGACAGAAGTTATGCTAATGGCGATATAAATACGGCCGAAGCTTATGTTGAAAAATATGGTCCTTATATGGATCCGGGCGTAACAAGTGCCTATGCTAAAAATGTTTATGCTCGCAAACAAGAAGAACGGCTGTTTAACATGGGACAGAACCTTTATGCTACTTTTGGTGAGGATGAAGGCGCTGCACGTGATTATATCTTTGGCGATAATTTTAAAACAGAGGTTGATGGTAAGGCGATTGTAAAAGCAGCTAGTGCAGATATAGGTAATAATTATGGTGAGAATACTTGCACTATTAGTATCAATAGATGGTTGAGATCTGCTGGAGCTAAAGAAGGAAATACGTGGGCGCCAACCAATATGGAAGATGCAAAGGACAATGGAGTATTTTTTACCCAACGGAATCAGCTTCGAAATGGTGATATTGTTTATTGGGATTGGGAAGATAATGACGACAGCGATCATGTAGGGGTTTATGATGCTTCTACAGGAAAAGTAATTCAAAGCGGTACGCATGGAGTTGCTGCTTTGGATTTAGATCATTATAAAGTTTTAGGTTTTGCTCATCCGATAAGCGATGCGCCTACGTTGGAAGATAGGCAGAAGGCCTGGAACAATTATGTGCAACAGAAAAATATTAATGATGCCATTAAAGCTAATCAGCAAAATATGATCATAAAAAATATAGAACAAAGATTATGGGACAATTTTAAAACAGGTATTATTGATTCGCAGGATATGAGAAATATGGTTTTTAGTGCTTCTGGTGGAGATGCAGATGTAGAACGGACGCTATTAAAATTCGGTGATGATTTAATAGGCATTCAGACAAAAGCTGCCGCTGCGGTATCTAATAGTGGCATTTATAAATCAATCAAGGATGCAATTACGAATAGCACTGTAACACCAGCCGAAGCAGTATCATTAATCAACCAAAACGCAACAGTCTTGGGTGAAGCAGATAGAAGCAGGTTATTGGCTTTTGCTAGAAATCAAGATCCAAGAAATAAGGATGTTGATAAACGTTTAGCTATTATAATTGATGAAACTATTGATGATAAAGTGGAACGCGGAGATTTGCAGGCTTTTCTGGATAATGCATTGCAAGATATTACTGACCCTGATGCAAGATTTGCGACAGGGAACGAAGTTCTAAAAGAGGCGTTTAAAAATCGTGCTATTTATAAAAGCTTTAACAGTAAGCAACTTGAATGGGGCTCTTTAAAGAGTAGCCTTTCACCTAATCTTTCCCCTTATATAGATATTTATCAAAAACGTAACGGCAATAATATTGATTTGGGAAGTGCAAAAACATTTTTTGGAGCTATAAACCCTAATGATTTATATCAAGTATCGGCATTGAAAAAAGTTGCAGAAGAAAATAGGCCTATGGATATCCAGGAGCTCAATAAGCAGATTGCTGCTATAGCTTTGAGCAATGGTGTAGATGCAGCTCCGCATTTACTGGAGATGCCACAGCAGAATGAAACCGCAGTACAGCAAAATGAAAGTGCTCCTTGGTTCAGTGATTGGGGAGCCAGTGAGCGTACTGGTTTAGCGGCAATGAATTTCAGTGATGCTATTGAATCTATCAAACAACGTCACTTAGCGGCATTAAGAGGAGAAATTAACGAGGAGTGGTAATATGGCAAGGTCTGTATTGTACGATGTAGCAGCGGCAGGAAAGTTTATACCAGACGATTTAAAGACTAAAGCATTACAAGGAGCTAATGCAAATAATATATCGCTTCAAATGGCAGCTCGTAATCCTGATTATTATTTACCTAAAAACTTTGATTATGACTGGAATAAATATGAGAAGATCGCACCAAGAACAGCAGAGGCGTTAAAAGACCCTGTGCTTATGAGCATTACCGGTACTAAAGCTGCAGAATTTTGGGGCGAGCAAGAAAATAACTGGAAAAGTATTACAGCGCTGAAAAATGGTTTTAAGAATGTTGCTCGCAGCGGTTATGGTGCAGTTGCACTGCTTGCTGATTTGGGTGCAGATAAAAAAGATGTTGACTTGACAACGGAATCCAAGGTTTTTAGCGCAGATACAATAGGACGGCTTTTGTATGCTGTCGGTGGAGATAAGCTAAAAACTATTGGTACTGAAGCTAAACGCATTGGTGGCAGTGAAATATTTAAGCCGGAAGAAGTAAAGGCTGAAACTGCGGCAGGCCAGTTTTATTATGACTTACTGCAGAATGCACCACAATTAGCGGCACAGGTCGGCGTTGCAATCAGTACAGGCGGCTGGAGTGCTGCTGCTTTTATGGGCAGTCAGATTGCAGGCGGCCAATATTTAGATCTTACTGAAGCTGGGGTATCTAATGACAGAGCCAGAGCTGCGGCGTCTTTAAACGCTGTTGCACAGTCTGCTCTTGAAAAAGTGGGCTTGGGCAAAGTCATGGGAGCAGGAGCAAGAGCCGCTAAAATCGCAACTATGGGCGGTAAGACCAAAGAAGTTTTTAAAACTGCATTGACAGAAGGCATTACTGAATGGATTCAGGAATACCCGGATGCTGCTGCTGAAATATGGGCTAAAAATGCGAATCTTTCCACTCAAGAGCAAATACTTAAATTTTATCAGGAATTTGGAGAAATCACTAAAAGAGGCGCTTATTCCGGTGCTATTGGTGCGGTGTTTGGTGGTCTTGGAGGTTCGGTAAGCATTGCCGTAGACCGTAATGCAAATAGAGTTATGCAGGAGCAGGCTGTACGTACTGCGGAAACGATGAAAAACAGTAAGGACGTAGATATTACCGCCAGCAAACTAGTACTGAACCAAACGACAGAAGAAAAGGCTTATGTAGATGCTGAAACCCTTTTTACATATGCGCAGGCAAATCCTAACCTGGATGTAAAAGATACCTTTGGTATAGAGGTTTCTGAACTGCAGGCTGCTGCTGTTCGTGGTGAGGATATTGAAATGCCAATGGGTACGTATTGTGCGGCAGAGGCTCAAAATCCTGGCTTTTTCCAGGCTGTAAGCAATAACGTAGCTTTTGAACAGGGTGGTTATACAGAAGAACGCGCCAGAAATAAAAAAGCTCTCCAAAGCGCTTATAAAAAAGCGTTGGAGAACGACGAGGAATTTAGAACTGCAGTTGATACTTTTAGAAATGAATTGACCGAAGCGGGACTAAATCAAAAGGAAACAGGTGACGTCCTGGCTATTTTAACCAGCCGTGCTATGATTGCTAATCCTGATGACCCTATGCAGTATTTCAGAGATAACCCTTTAAGCTTCAAACGAGTTGTCAGCACTCCTAATGGCCGGTATATGCAAACTAAAAGCGCTAACGAAAAATTGCTTGAGGATGAAAATAACTTCGCTGCTAATATTGATAAGTTTATATCAGGAAAATTGGTAGATAAAACTATTAGAGTAATGCAGACACCTCTTGCGTTAGAAGTTGCTGGTGCTAAAATATTGCCGGTAGATATGTCTGTTGAAAATCTTGATAAAGTTTTAAATGGAAAACATAAAAGTGATATGTCTGCTGATATAGTGAAGCAGATACCTAGGGCATTAACTGATCCCTTAATGATATTTGATACCTATGATGGTAAGAATGGTGCAAAAAGAAAAATAGTTGCTCTAGATTTAAAATCTAAAAATGGAGCAACCATTGTAGTGCCTTTTGAGCTTGAAGTAGATAATAAAAGCAATAAATATGTTATGAACGAAATTATAAGCGCATATGGTAAGACTGACAATAAGACAGGCGAACCACGCTATGAATGGTTTGCTAAGCAAATTGAAAACGGAAAATTAAGATACATCAATAAAGAAAAAACCGCTAAACTGATTGAAAACGAGAAGCCCGAATGGCTCATGCCGTTTTCAACAGATAGCGGTTTTGTTAAGACTGCCAAGTGGCTACCTTCTCCTAGCAGCGATTCCGCTAGCAGAATAACCGACCTTGACAGTCTTCTTAATAATAGTATACCAGATGAAAATGCACTTCGCAAGAGACGAGAAGAAATGCAGGGATACTACCAGACAGCTTTTCACGGAAGCCCACATAAATTTGAAAAATTTGATTTGGGATCTGTTGGTACAGGAACAGGTATACAGGCCCATGGATGGGGTTTGTATTTTGCTTTCAGCAAAAATACTGCTAAACGGTATAGGGATAGATTGAAAGGACGCCGTGATACATATACTGGCGAAGGCTCTCTAGTTGAGGTTGAAATCCCTGAAAATGATGTATTACTTGATGAAAATAAATCTATTGAAAAGCAACCGCCTAAAGTACGCGAGATTATTAAAGCTGAATTAGAAAGAATTGGTGGGAGTGCGAATAGCGGCAGAAGCTTTTATAAAGAATTAATGTTTGAAATGAAAAGGAGGGGGGCAGAAAATCCAGCCAGAGCAGCATCTGAACATTTAAATAAATTAGGGATAAAAGGCATTAAATATGTTGGAATGGTAGATGGAGAATCATATGTAATTTTTGACGATCAGGCAATAAAAATAATAAACAGTTATAATCAAAAAGTTAATAACGATAAAAAAGGTTCTATCACCTGGGACGAAGAAGGCAAAGCAATTATCAGCCTGTTTGAAGGTGCTGATATGAGTACTGTTATTCATGAAGCTGTAGGCCATTACTTTATTGAGAACCTCATGCGTGAAGGGGCACTCCCTAATGCTACAGAGCAGATGAAAAAAGACCGCCAGACTATGCTTGATTATGCCGGTGTCACTAAAGACTGGGATAGCTTGTCACAGGAAGAAAAAACATCAGCACATGAACGCTGGGCAGAGGCCGCAGAAACTTATATGCTTGAAGGCAAGGCGCCCTCAAAAGAGCTGCAGCCGGTATTTAACAGGTTCAAAAAATGGCTGCTTGCTGTTTATAACGCCGTTTTTTCGGATAAGCGCAGTAAAAATGCTGTTCCAATCAACGATGAAGTAAGGCAGGTTTTTGACAGGATGCTGGCAAGTGAAGAGCAAATATCAGAAATGGAGCGTATTGACGGTTATTTTTCTGCTTTGCCAGATGTTGTGTTAGATGCACTTTCAGAACCACGTAAGCAAATGCTGCGTAATTTTGCTGCTAAAGCTCACAATAAGGCAGTACAGTTATTAACAAAAGAAAGCCTTGTTAATTTCAATCAGGAGCGTAAAGACCGGATTCAAAAATATCGTGAAGATGTAGAGCCGCAGGTTAAAGAAGCGATTGCAAAACAGCCGTTATATATGGCTTCGGAGCAGATACTTGATATTGCATCTGATTTAAAAACGGCTAAGGGCATAGCTAACAGATATTTAGAAGGTAATTTTGATGAAAGTAAAATGGCAACTTTTGATATGATAGCTGAAGCTAATGGTTTTACTTCCGGTGACGAGCTGGCTAAAACGATTATGTCAGAACCATCTTTTAATGGTGCGGTTAACAGACATATTGATGAAATTGTGCAAGACGCCTTCCCTGATATTTATAAAGAGAGAGGGCTTGCTGAAGAAGCTGCACGTGATGCTATGTATAATGACGAGAGCGGTCTTTTGATAAATACAGAAGCACAGCTTATTGAGGATAAAGCACAAGGTTTGTTGAAGGGTCAGCGTGATGCTGAAACTCTTAGAAAACTTGCTGTTGCACGCAGGCAAACGGCTAAAATCCAGGCACAGATGGACCTGCAGAACAGAGTGAAATTAAAGGAGGCTTTGAATACCCAAAAGTATATTACTGCCGAAAGAAACGCTGCGGCTAAAGCTGCTGTGGCATTGGAAAATGATGATTATTCTGCTGCGGTCCGATATAAAAACGTCCAGGCGTTTAATCATGCTTGTGTAGTTGAAAGCGTAAGACTGCGCAATCAGTATGCTAAGTGGCAGAATTATTTCAGGAAGCAGGCTAAAGCTAAAAGGGAAACGTGGGGTAATGAAAGAAACTTTATTCAAGCAGCAGCAATTATGGAAAGGTTCGGTTATAAGCGTAAAGATTATTCTGATTTTGAAAAGACAGAAACTTTATCAGACTATTTGAATGATATGGATGATCTTTATGACAATGTTGCAGTTGCTGATTGGATAATGGATGAGGATGTTAGCATTACACATCCTCGTGAACGTATGACGGCAAGCCAGCTTGAAGATGTAGTAAACGCGCTTAAAAATATCAAAGCGATCGCTAAACAGGAAATGAGTATCAATGCTTTACAGAAAGGTGCTAACTATGCTGAATTTAAAGCTGAAGCACAGGAAACACTTAATAAGCTGAAAACTATCTGGAAACCGCAGGTTGGCGTTGCACAGCAGCCTACAGTAATGGAGAAGCTAAAAGCATCTTTGCGCAGTACGGACAATCTTTTTGAAATGATGGACGAATGGCAGTATGGATTTTTCAGCAAACATTTTGGCGCAGCTATTCGAGAAGCGGCCGATAATGAAACAAGAAAAATTTTAGAATATGAGGAAAAAACAGCGCAGGCTTACAGGGAATGGCTGCCGGATAAAGCTGCAGAAAAGGCGGCCGATTATCAGGAAAAATATGACGAGCTAGGTACTTCTGTAGATAAGCACGTTTTATTAAAAATGCTTATGAATTTAGGAAACGAGAGCAGTGCCAGAGTATTGTGCAGCACTAGACCGGTAGGTTTTGAAAATTCTGCTTTGTGGGTAGATGGCGATATCGTACAGACTAAAATCAATTTGCTTGACTTCTTAGGGCGTAATCTTACTGAAGCGGATATAAAATATGCACAGGCTAAGATAGACATTGCAGAGATGTACTGGTCTGAAATGGAAGCTCTTGAAACTCGTTGGACAGGGTTTAGTCCTAAGAAAGTAGAAGCGTCGCCTGTAGAGCTGACGTTATCAGATGGCAAGACTGTTGTTATGCGTGGCGGTTATTTCCCGCTGATGCGTGACGGTGATACTGGTTCTAAACACGCTGGGCAAGAAGTTATTTCTGATACTGACCCCAGACAAGGCCGCAATATTAGAACAATGAGCACCAGACGAGGCCATTTAAAAGAACGTGTTAAGGCTAAATATCCTGTTAATCTAAAACGTGGAGCAGAGTTTAATGTTGCTATGGATGCGATACATGATCTGTGCTTCCGTGAGGTTATGGGCGATTTCCGCAAAATTATGAACGATCAGGAAATGTATACTCTGATTAAAGAAAAATTAGGCCTGGCCGATTTCTCCGCCTTTAAAGAATATCTTGAACGTGCGGCAAATCCTCAAGGTACTAACAGCGGTTCTGTTGGTGAAAGCTGGATGGGCAGTGTTGCTAACTGGCTTAGGGCTCGTACTGTAAATGCTGCTATTATGCTTAATCTTAAAACTGCCGTTCAGAACTTGGGTAATCCCTTGCTTTATGGTAATGCTGTAGATGGCTTTGGATATAGTGATGTCGTTGCCGCTGTGAGTAATTATAGTATGAATATGCAACTTGCAGAGGGCTATAAATCGGCTAAGGAATTTGTTTACAGCAAATCCCCTTGGATGAAAGAAAGGTCTGTGCTTCCTGATATTTCCCTGCGGGATATGAAAGAAATGGAAAGCCTTAATCCTATAGAAAATAAAGCTGTTGAATTTGGCACAAGATTACTGGTCGCTACTGATAATCTTTCTGCTATTCCGGTATGGATGCAGGCGTATGGCAAAAAAATAAGGGCTGGTGCAGGCGAAGCAGAAGCTGTGGACTTTGCCAATACGGTTATTAGACGTACACTTGGCAGCAGCAGAGTTACGGAGGTTGCACCGCTTTTGCGTGGCGGACCTATGCTTAAACTGTTTACTACCTTCCAAGGCTTCTTCAATACACAATATAATCAGTGGGCCAGAGAGTATAATATCTTCTTAAAAGAAAAAGACATAATGCGTCTTACTTCGTTTGTGGGAGCTAAGTTTGTAATGTTTGCTTTTATAAACTTGATGTTGTCGGCCGAAGATCCATTTGAAGAAGATAAGGATGAATATCAAAAGATATCAAAAGAACTGCTTACTTACCCTATGAGTTTAGCCGGACCGGTTGGACAGGTTGGTAATGCTATCTGGAGCAGGGCTTTAGGCATGCAGACTTACGGGTATAGAATGACCGCAGTACAAGGCACGATAGAGCAGATGGAGCGTGCTGCCGGTAAGGTACAAAAGGTTTACCAGGGCAAAGCAGATTATGACGAATTGGTTGAGCCTACTGCTACATTTGTTGGAACAGCATTAGGCGTGCCTGCACAGCTAAACAAATTATTCTTTAACGGATATGATATCTTGTTCAATGGTATGGAGCCGGAAGTTGGCGACATCTTTAGACGTCGTCCGAAAAAAGAACGGTAAAATAAAAACACCCCCTCAAATTTGAGGGGGTATTTTTTAGGTACACAAACTTTTTAAACTTTTTTCTAGGTTTGATTTTATTCTTGCTATGTCATTAGCAGTATCTTCTAATATTTTATTTGTAAAACCGTCGTTCGGATATTGTGCTGGTAATTTGGATAATGAATAAGATAAAATTCTAGCTTTTACTCTTGCTAAAACTAATTCTTGAGTTTGTTGAAGGATATGCTCACATAATATCTTATCTTTGATAGATGTAGATGGTGTGAGTTCAGCATTTTTTATAGCTACTTTCATGAGTAATGCTTCTGTATGTAAATTATCTAAAAATGTTATTGGCATGACCCATTCGTTATCAAAATAAGTCGTTTTAGAATCCATATTGTAGTTGAGTGATTTAAACGCTATTTTTATACTTGTATTAACGTCTTGATTTGTAAAATACAGTGATTCATTAGCTAGAACGATATTAGTAAAAGAAAATAAAATAAATAGTATTAGCAATATTTTTTTCACAATAACCCTTCTTTCATCTTTTTCACAATTATAACATAATTATAAATTGTATGGTATAATCGTGTTGAAAACTGAAAAGCCAATTTTTAGGAGGTCGCTTATATGGAATTTAATAGATTTACTTCATATGCAAAATTTTTATCATCAAAAATGAAAAAAGAGTTTATAGAAGATAAAATAACTTTATCTTTATTAGATTATACAGATAAAGTTTTTAAAATGTATGCTACATCTCCAACGTATACTCCAGCAATGATGTTTGTGATATATGAAAATGTTTATAATAAATTAGGAAAATTGCGTTTTCCTAAAAATTCAGAGTATACTTTTGAAAAATATATGACAATTATATATATGTCATCTGTTGAGGAATTATATGATAGTATCCTTCGGGATTTAGTTGCTATAGATAGGAGCTTAGATATTAGAATAAAAGGACGGATATTTT